CTAACAAAATTGACCTAGATAAGCATGTGGTTGACTGGACTACTCTCCACGATTGGATTGACAGTCAAGCACAAGAACCTGAAAGGTATGAAGAAGTTGACTCTAAGTATCTTGAGTTCCGTAAACAATCTCAGAAGGAGGTAAACTATCTTGTCAAAGAGTTTGAGTGCCGTAAGTCTGCTGACGCTTACGCTCGTGCTGGTCAATCTAAGACTGGTGTCCTTGATACTTCAAAGTTACACACTTATCGTTATAACGAAGATCTTTTCAAAAAAGTAACTGTTGTTCCTGATGGCAAAAATCATGGTTTGATTTTCATTCTTGATTGGTCTGGTTCTATGGCAAATGAGTTGTTGCCAACAGTAAAACAACTCCTGAATCTTACTGCATTTTGTAAGAAAGTTCAGATCCCGTTCGAGGTTTATGCGTTTACTAATGAGTGGGTTATTGCTGAACGTGTTATGAATTCAGATAACTTTACTGAGCGTGAGTTTGGAAAAGATGTGAAGAAGAATACTGTACACATCGATGAGTATTTTCATCTCATTAACTTTGTTTCTTCTCGTTCTAATGCTCGTGACTATGAGCGTATGTGTAAAAATCTTTGGCGTGAAGCATCAGTGTATCGTAATTACACTGGATACCAATCAAGTATTGGTTTGCAACTTTCTGGCACTCCTCTCAATGAATCAATCATTCTTCTTAACTACATGATTCCTGAGTTCAAGAAACAAAATGATTTGCAAAAAGTAAACGTTTGCATCTTGTCTGATGGTGAGGGTTGTGCTATTGGTTATGGTCATGAAATCTATCTTGATCATAAAGATGAGTATTCTGTTCGTCCTCGTAGACTTGATTACTATCAGGTTCTTCGTGATCGTGAGACTGGTATCACTTACAAAGCGTTTGATTATGACAACATTACCAACACTTTCATCCAGCAAGTTCGTGATCGTAACACTGGTGTGAATGTAATTGGTTTCCGTATTCTTGCAGGAAATCAACTCTCTAGTTTTGTTGGTCGCTATGCAGTGTATGAGAACTATCACAATGTACAAAAACAATGGAAGAAAGAGAAGTCTGCAATCATTCCTAACCCCATTGCATACAGTGCTCTCTACGCTATTTCTAACAATGCTCTAAACGAATCTACTGATTTCAATGTTGAGTCTGGTGCAAAGAAAGGGGAGATCTCTCGTGCATTCAAGAAGATGCTTGGTAACAAATCCACTAACAAAAAACTACTCAGTTCTTTCATAGGGTATGTCAGTTGACAAACTGGTACACTAGGGGTCGCCATTGACCCCACCACACTTTATACTATATTCATACAACACAAAAGACCAATGCCTTTCGCTCCCGTTCCCGTTTCTACTGACGATCTTGTTTCTTACCTTACTGATGCCCATGGCACTGAGGTAAACACTAAGCAACTGTTTGAAGCATCTGAGCACTTCAACTGTTCTCTCGCTACTGTAAAGAAGCGTCTTAAAGATTACAAACAAGGTATTGGTAAGTGGAACCTGACTGTTCAGGAAAAACTTGAGAAGACTTATCAGGCACCTGCAGCTGCTCCTGCTGTTGAGCAAAATCTTGTCCCCAGCAAGGATGATAACTATGTTCCTTTCGGTAACTTCACTGATGTGAAGAAGATCATTCAGTCTGGTATTTTCTATCCTACTTTCATCACTGGTCTTTCTGGTAATGGTAAGACTTTCTCTGTTGAGCAAGCATGTGCTGCTCTAAATAGGGAACTAATTCGTGTAAACATTACCATTGAAACCGACGAGGATGATCTTATTGGTGGTTTCCGTTTGGTTAACGGTGAAACTGTTTGGCATAATGGTCCAGTCATCAACGCTCTGGAAAGGGGAGCAATTCTTCTTCTAGACGAAGTTGACCTTGCCTCTAACAAGATCTTGTGTCTTCAGTCTATTCTTGAAGGTAAGGGAGTTTATCTCAAGAAGACTGGTCGCTATGTTGAACCTGCTAAGGGTTTCAATGTCATCGCTACTGCCAACACAAAGGGTAAGGGTTCTGATGATGGTAGGTTTATCGGCACTAACGTGCTGAACGAAGCATTCCTTGAGCGTTTCGCTCTCACCTTTGAGCAAGAGTATCCTACACCTGCTACTGAGACTAAGATCCTTCTGCGTGTTGCTGCTTCTCTTGGTAAGCATGATGAAGAGTTCTGCACCAATCTTGCTAACTGGGCAGATATCATTCGCAAGACATTCAATGATGGTGGCATCGATGAGGTAATCTCTACTCGTCGTCTTGTCCACATCATGAGAGCATATGCTATCTGGAACAATCGCATGAAAGCAATCAAAGTTTGTGTCAATCGTTTTGATGATGAGACCAAGCAGTCATTCATCGAATTGTATGATAAGATTGATGCTGACGTTAACACTGAGGAAGAAGATGCAAACTCTTAATAAATTCCACGGATATCTGGGTCGTCTCGTAGTTCTACGGGGCACCCAGTCCCGCACTGCTAAGATCGTTGGTGGCGATGGTCTTGAACTTTATATGCAGGGGATTGACGGAAAGGTTTTTAAATGCTACCATGATAATATTGAATATATTTGGGAACGATGAGTTTTAAATATAATGAAGACGCTCTACTCCAAGAGCTACGTGATTACATTACTGGAACCTATGGACAACACTACTCTGCTGGCAACGATGCCATCCAAACGTTAGACTTGATTGAAGCATGTGGTGACGCTGAAGCATTCTGCCGAAGCAACATCCTCAAGTATGCTTCTCGCTACGACAAGAAAGGAACTGCACGTCGGGACATTATCAAGATCCTGCACTACGGTCTCCTCCTTCTTCACTTCTCTGACAAGACTAACCACACTGAAACCTATCCTCAATGAGCAAAGTTATCCTATCAAAAAAGACTCTCGATGTCCTTAAGAACTTCAGCACGATTAATTCCTCCATCGTATTCCGCCAGGGGTCTACAGTCCGAACAATCTCTAATGCAGAGAACATCCTCGCAAAGTTTACTGGCGAAGAAGTATTTCCTAGCGACTTCGCAATTTATGATCTTAGTCAGTTCCTTAGCGGTATTTCTCTGTTTAACGATCCTCAACTGGAATTCACATCTAGCGATTTTGTTTCTATCCGTGGCGGGCGTCAGTCTGCTAAGTATTATTTCTCTGACCCTGAGATTACGCTCAAGTCTGCACCAGAAAAAAATGTAAACTTCCCTGGTGCTGATATTCAGTTCAACCTCAGTGGTGATGATTTGATTGCATTGCAGAAAGCATCTGCTGTGTACAGTCTTCCTGACTTGACCTTCTTTTCTGAGGAAGGATCTGATACCATTAAGCTAATCCTTAGGGACAAAGAAAATGATACCAGCAACACTTATGATCTCACGGTGGCAGGTTGTTCTACTGGCACCTATTCTCTTGATCTCAAGATTGAAAACATTCGTGTTCTCCCTGGTGACTACAGTGTCAAAGTTTCTCAGCATTTGATTTCTGAGTGGACCAACACTGATGTTGATCTGACTTATTACATCGCACTGGAACCCAAGTGAAGCATATCCTTTTCACGTTGAAAGGTTGCACAAAAGATCTCCTAAACGATGAGGAGTATATTAGAGATGTAGTTTACTCTACATCTAGAAAGTGTCATTCATCATTGCTGGCACTTCATTCGCACAGGTTTGATCCTCAGGGTGTAACTTGTGTTGCCATGCTTGCTGAGTCCCACATCAGCATTCATACGTGGCCAGAGAAAGGCATGGCGGTATGTGATATCTTCACATGCGGTGAGCATACTAAACCCAAGAAGGGTGTAGAATACATGCAGATGATGTTCAATGCTGATGACATCATATCTAAATCATTTACCAGACCCCTTGAATGAGTAAAGAATTTTTGTGGGTGGAGAAATACCGCCCAAACATTGTTGAAGATTGTATCCTCCCTGACAGCATCAAGAATGTTTTTCAGGGTTTTGTCAATCAAGGTGAACTGCCTAACCTGCTGCTGAGTGGCACTGCAGGTGTGGGCAAGACTACTATAGCTAAAGCATTGTGTGAGGAGATCGGTGCCTCTTACATCGTGATCAATGGATCTGACGAAGGTCGTTTCCTTGATACTGTACGCAATCGTGTACGTCAGTTTGCTACCACGGTCTCTCTGACCTCTGGTGCCTCCCACAAGGTCGTCATTATCGACGAGGCAGACAACACCACTAACGACGTTCAACTGTCTCTCAGGACCGCTGTGGAGGAGTTCCATGGCAACTGTCGTTTTATCTTCACCTGCAACTTCATCAACAAGATCATTGAACCGCTGCACTCACGCTGCACGGTTGTTGATTTCAGGATCAAACCTGAGCAAGCAGTAGGATTGCAGGGTCAGTTCTTCACTCGCTTGAAAACTATCCTCGATCATGAGCAGGTCAAGTATGAAGATAAAGTTCTCGCTAAACTTACTAAACGTTATTATCCCGATTGGCGTCGCCTTATTAATGAGTGCCAGAGGTATTCCGCTACTGGAAGTATTACTTCTGCTATTCTCGTGGATGTCGCTGATGTTAATCTTGACACTCTTTTGAGTTCTCTCAAGAAGAAGGAGTTTACTAACGTCAAGAACTGGGTCGTCCAGAACATGGACAATGATCCTACTATGGTCATGCGTAAAGTGTATGACAGTCTCTATGGTGTATTGAAACCTGCTTCTATTCCTGAAGCAGTTCTAGTCATTGCCAAATACATGAACAGTATTCCTATTGTTCCTGATCAAGAGATCAATCTTTTGGCATGTCTAACTGAAATTATGATGAGTTGTGAGTTTAAATGATGATCTACTTAAGTATTGCTCTCTCCGTTATTGTAATTATTATTGCTATTTCCTGATGAGAAATGAAACGAACACAAAATAAAGAAAACTATTATTACCTGTTCTGGATCGTAGCTATGGTTGCGTTCATTGTTCCACAGGTATATACAGCAGTCGCATATACTAGACTTGCTGACAT